TTGGATTGCTTCTTCTTCGTTGAATTCTTGTTTCAACTGACCTTGAATAGCTCCGTTAATCTTGCCCCAAAGTGCTTGACCAGTTGTTGCAGATTTAAGGAATTTCAAACGAATTCCAGCATTACGCAAACCAATATGTTGGAGCAATGGACGTGCTTGAATCATATCTTCAAAGATGCGATCAATCGTTTCTTGAGGGAAAAGTTTTTCAATCCCTTTAGGAGCGGTTTTTTCAATATCATTGAAAAATTCGCGAGCTTCCGCTGTTAATTTTGCATCACTTGGATTCAATGCTGAAACTTCTTCACGAGCAGCATCACGAGCTTGTTCCATCATTTCATTGCTCATTGATTCAATCATGTCGTTGTAAAGTTTAGCTTGCTCTTCTTGAGGAGCTCCGTTTGATACAGCGTCCAAAAAGGCTTGGCGTTGTTTTTTAAATTCATTAGATAATTTCATTATTTTGTGTTTCCTTTCTTAAAACATAAAAAGACCGAACCCTTTTGGAACAGTCTCATTTGTGTTATTTTCTGGACTTTCTGGAATATTGAATTTCTTCTGTACAAATTCGCTATTTTTAAAAGTCTCTTCTTCAATTTGTCTAGCTTCTAGCTTAGTAGCTACCAAGTCAGCAAGTTTATCAATATCTGGTGTCATTGCTGACTTCATTTTATTGATAAAATCGCTTGGAATCATAGGAGTTTCACTAGCCACCAGTGTAGGTGCCATTTCATTTGTAAACATAATTTTGTCTACAAATCCATGATTCAAAGCAGATTCTGCATCAAACCATGTTGTTTTATTCATTAATTCAAGTAAATCATCTAGAGCTTTACCTGTCTTATGAACATAAGCGTTTGCGATGGATTTATTAAACCCTTCCAGAACTCCTGCTTCATGAAGTAGAGTGTTGTAGTCTCCAGTTACATTTGATGATACATTGTGGATCATGATTTGAGCAGTAGGACTGATTTCAACTGTATCTCCTGCCATTGCAATCACACTTGCTGCGCTTGCTGCAATACCGACAATCTTAACAGTTACATCGCCTTGATATGATCGTAGGGCAGTATAAATTTCACTACCTGCATAGACATCTCCACCTCCTGAATTGATGTGAACCTCAATAGGCTCTCCAGTTTCAGGAAGGATGATATCTTTCGGAGCCGTTGCATCCCACTCAAACCAATCGTAAAGCCATTTGTCATCGTTTGAAATAATCGTCCCCTTAATTTGAATTATCTTCATCTACTTCCGTACCTCCTTTCTCTTCTATTTCACCAACCTGATAATTTTTGGTGATTAGAGGCTTGTCGCCCCATGGTACGGCTTCAAGGCCAAGCTCTGCACGAACCTCGTTAATGAGCATTGAACCAGACGAAATCAATTTATCAATACTTTCAGCAAGAGCAAACTTATCTCTCTGGCCTTCTCCAACAATTACGAATTGTTTTTCATTATCGTAACCGCTTCTGTTAAGTATTGAGTAGTTCAAAGCATCACTTATTTTTTTCACAAGAGATTGATAACAAAAACTATTAAACATCTTCCGACTATTCTCTAAATTAGCCATATCACCATGCAATAAAGCGGTTGGCAATCCCAAAATATCTGCAACTTCATCATCTGACTGCCTACGTAGTTTCTTCAATTCATCAACAGACATCATTGAAGTTCCTGTTGTATTCGTCAACTCTGAATATTCCATCCCTGATTGAGACGGTACAATAGCGATTGTTTTGGTACTAAATGACTTAAAGAGAATATCAGCGTAAGACTTTAGGTTATTTAACCTTTCAGTATCAAAACTACCATTTGTTTTAGTGCTTAAAATCCCACGGATCTGATTGTTTCTAGCTAAAGCATCAACCATTCTTGAATGAAGCTTTTCATAATCTGTGAACAAATCTGATATATAATCTTGTAGCCTATTGTTATTGTACTGTAAGAAAATAACATCGCTCATTTTGAATTTGCTTTCAAAAGTATATCCTCTACAAGTCACGAATTCAAACACATCATCAAATACAGCGTATTTAGTACGTGTATACGAATCTGCTACAAGCAATTGGTCATCTTTTGTTAAGAAAATCAAAACTTCATTTTTTGTGATTAGTCGGTATACAACCTTCTGCCAAAATTCAGAAGCTGATTCGTTTTTGTTTGGCCTGATATTCAGTAAATAATCCCAATCTGAACGCTTAACTTTGTTCTTTTCTAGATATTTAAACTCAGACTTCGCAAATATACGAGCGATAAACTCTGCAGACTTATCAACAGCCAGACTTTTTAAGTAAAGATTATCAAACATTCGTTCTAAATCTTCCAGCTCAAAACTAGGTTCTGGTACTTCGCGCTTAAATAAATTTAGCCATCCCAAGGCACATCCTCCTTTCTTTAATTACTTTTGCCTACCACCCACCCAAAATTTATGCTTAGTTTAAAATTCCCAACTATCAATCATATCTAGGAATTCCCCGACATTTGACTCTTGCACTAGCTCCCTCTTGTAAAGAGCAGCAATCAAAGCATGGAAACCATCTGTTTTTCTTCTGACAGGTTCTTTCTTCAAGAAACGTTTATTCCCGTCTTTATCCTCTTTGACATATGTATTATCTGTATACCAAATCATTGAGTTATCATCCTCAAAGACAAAACGCTCATTGGCAAATCCATCCTCGATGATTGGTGCAACCTTTGATTGAATCGCTCCTGGGTTTCTTAAAAATTCGTATTCAAATCCTGCCTCTTCAAGTAATGGCTTCAGCAAATCCATCCTGAAACCATCTGCGCAAACCAACTCGATTTGATATTCTTTGCTCCACTCTAACAACTTGTTAACCAATAATCGCGGATCAATACTAGGTCCATCTACGATTGTAAATAACCCTTTTTCAGCCCACTCTTGAATAGGAGCTTTCAGTTTAAAAGCTTTTAAAAAGTTCTTTCTAGCAAAACTATGCTGCTTCCAAATAAACTCATCGCCGTTTTTAAACAATAATCCTACGCTTGCAAAGTCTCGAATGCTTGCATAGTCAAACCCTGCCACACAAGAGCGACCTTTTAAGTCTATTCCTGGTTCACGTAAGCAAGCTACGAGTTTTTCACGAGATGTGACATCTTTCTCTAGGTCCGCTTCCGGAAGGTTCATCCGTTTGGTCATGAATTCTTGTCTTCCAGACGGCTCTAATTCTAGGTCATCATAATCAGCTTTAGTACGTGCAAACAATCTTTTGGCATACGGAGTAGTTTCATCAAGCATTGGATTTGCTTTTGACCAATTTTTTATGTCATCTACTTCATCTGCATTGTCTAGTTTACATATGAAAGGAAATAATCTAAAATCATCAACTTCTCCATTCAAAATTTGCATAGATTTCTCTATCATTTTGTCGTAAAAACCTTCACGAACGTGCCCGTTAGTACCATTATAAAAAGTTCTGGCATGTGCAATCTTACCAAGGCCAGATCGCTGAATCTTAACAGCAGAATTATTTTCAAATTGGTGTATTTCATCAAATTCAAGACAACCATCACGAGCTGAGTCCATTGTTTTTGGATTATTTGTCCTAAAAGAAAAGACCGAGTTGTTTGCTCGACCTGTTATTGACATTTTAGTTAAATAAAAATGGTCTTCAAGACCTCTCCTTTGAACAGTTTCATAGACTTCTTCAAAAGAAACCTTCCCTTGCTTTTCCGAGTTTGCTGTGATAGTGACATCATAATCTCTAACTGGATAAAGAGGGCTAATGAAAAAGCTATCTCTCGCTGACATAAAACCATTTTTACCACCACCACGAGCAAGAGTATATAGATACTCATCAAAATGTGGCTCTCCATCTGATTTTCTAAAAAGAAAAATAAATGGAGTTAAGAATAATTGATATTTAGCAAGAGGAAAAAAATTTTTTTCCGCAAATCTTATAAACTTATCGATTAATTCATTATCGAAGTATAAATCATCACGAGTATATATTTTTTCTTTGATGATTTTAAACAGCAACTTTCTTTCGTGATTGACAACGATTTTACCGCTATCTGCAAGCTCGATGTATTCATCAACAAGTGGATGAGAAATCATAAAAGTTCACTTCCTGGTCCAATTTTCTCAACAGGAGAATTTTCAACTTCAAAATCAAACGATCGCTCAATAGCTAAGAGTTGATTGCTTGTCGTATTAATTTCCTTGATGAGAGAATTTGCTTTTTGGAATCTTTGTTGTCCATTGTGTACTGTGATGACTAGTCCATCATCGTGAAGACGAGCTTTTAGTTCGTATAGCAATTTCACAAGATAGAGATAGCGATTCACTTTTTCGTATTGGATCGCATCTTTCTTTCTTGGACTAAAATATCCGATTTTAGAAAGTAGCTGATTTTCTAATTCTTTTATATTTTTATCTGAGTATTCTTCCATTACCCCCCACCCCTTTAATTTTTTGTTTAAAAATTTGGACAGTTAGCCCCTCCCACCGGTTCCCAAAACCTTAAAAAGACTCGATTTTTTTGACCGGGGGGTGTTATTCTCCCCAAAATTCATCAGTCCTGAAATTCTTATCTTGCATTTTTTTAGATTTTCGGAACTGAAAGCGTTCGTGTCTCTTGTTGTGACACTCTTTGCATAGCGTTCTAAGGTTATCTATATCAAGAGCGAACTCTGGATAGAACTCTAGCTCCTTGATATGGTCAACCTCAAGGTCTTCAGTTGTTACTCTCCCTTGCTCTCTGCACCAAACGCATTCATGATGATCTCGTTCAAGTGCTACCTCTCGAAGTTCTCTCCAGTCTCTTGAATTATAAAATTCACTTCTTTCTTCTCGAGTTAAAACATTAATTTTCAAATGCTCCCCCTCTTTATTTCGTTAAGTGAATTTACAAATTCATTGCAACTGATTGTAGTTTCTTGCAAAGCTTTTGAAAAATCATCGATAGATTGTTCAGTTAGATAATCAAAGAATTGTTCTTGCTTATCCGAACCTTTTATACTCTCAATCCATTCTTTAAGCAAACCTAACATACTTATGTAAACCTCACTATTTTTATCATCTCAATTCCTTGTTTTACATATTCTAGTGAATTCGATACATGCAAAATAATCTAGAATTATCAAGCATTTATTTAAAATACCTAAAACGAAATCATCATAACCTCAAAACAATGAACTGGATATTAAATTAAAAAATTAAAAGCCTTGAAACTTAGTCATGGCTCTGTCTTGTGAATCTTGGTTTTTGCCAATATATCTTAACGAAATGCTTTGGCTTGAATGGTTGAGTAGGTCCATAATTAATGCTACATCCTTGGTTTGTTCATACATAAATAAACCAAAGGTCTTTCTCATTGAGTGAGTAGCTATGTTTTCTAAACCAACTTCTTCAGCAGCTTTCTTTATGATCTTGTATGCTGTGTTAGGTTTGATATGTTGATGCTTTCCATTTCTACTTGGAAAGAGAAAGTCTTCATCTTTTTTATCTTTGATGTATTGCCTCATAGCATTCTTGAATTTTTTTGGCATTTTTCTTTTGGTTGGTTTATCTGTCTTTTCATCGACAATCTGGACGTGCCAACCTTTTACGTGCTTCACTTTAAGTTTAACAATATCTCCAATACGAAAACCTAGGTTTACACCAGATAAGAAGAGCATGAGGTTTCGTTGTCTGTCTGATTCTTTGACTGCGCTATGTAAAGTTAGCCATTCAATCATAAGCTGAACATCATCTCTGTTTCTAATTGGTTCAACAACTACCACATATCCTCACCTCCTTTTAACACAAAAAAAGTAGAGTTTTTCTCTCTACCTTTTTTCTTCATGATATCAGTTTACTACTTTCTTTTTGTCAATTCTATATGTTTTTTTGACAACTTTACATAAAGAGTAGACTTGCTAACGCATCCAAAATAACTTCACGTCTTCTGTAAATCTGCTTGCTGTGTCTATACAGATATCCTGTTTCACCACTCTCCATTATGTGCCAAACTTGAATCCAGTCATATCCCGTATGTTCCCCCCAACGAAGATAAAAGATTTTTTTGTCGTCTGGCTCTAAATTCTCTAGTGTTTTTGTTATAGCATTTTGTAAATTTTCTAATCGTAAAATCATTGGATCACTTGCATATGCTACTGCTAGGTTTTCTGACCTGTTTACAAAAGTTCCGCTACCACTGCCTCCTGTATCATCAATTCCAGGAACGGTTAGATGTTTCACCTCATACATTCTTTCTAATTCATGCCTGCGTTGACCGATAAGTTTGTCAATTTTTAAATACTTATCATCTAGTTCAAACTCAAGGTAATCTCTCCGTGCTTTTGCCAAATTCTTTTTTACCAAATTCTACCTCCACTGTTTGAAATCTTTAGTATTCAATCCAAAGAAATCACATATATCTTTCAGAGTACTGTTAAATGGTTTTGCTAGATTGTTTTCCCAACGATTGACTGAGTACTCGCTATACCCAATTTCATCAGCGAGCTCTTTGCGAGACAATCCAAGTTCAAGTCGTTTTCGACGGATGATTGAACCAAAAGAATTATTGTCTATTTTGAAATCATAGCCAATCCTCTGACATACAATCAATTTCAAACGGTTTGCTGGACTTGCCTTTTCTGTTTCCCAACAAGAAATCGTCACTCCGCAAACTCCGAATAATTCTCCTGCTTGTTTTTGTGTCAAATTATTTTCAACTCTCCACATTCTCAGTTGTTTTGAAAAAGATTTAGTTTCCATTCTCCAATTCCTCAATCAACCAATCAAGGTTCTTTCTAGCTTTCTTCAAATCTTCAAGACCGTTTTTCTTCTGGAATCGAAGTAGATACTTGATAGCATTCCCCCAACACCATGCAGCTTTACCTTGCAAGTCGCCAATAAAGTTGTCAATTACTTTAATACTTTCAAGACCTTTCGAGCCTTGGTAATGACTTGGTTTGTTTACATTGTCTGTCATGTTAATTCCTCCCATAATGTTTACTTTCTCCATGCAAATAATAAGTTCCATCTTTGCGCTTGTTTATGTAATACGTATACTTTCCATCTGGACTAGCGTAGGAAATCTGTTTTTCACCACCCCAGCAACCGTTGTCACACATCATGTGACAATTCTCCATAATCCAGTCGACGTCAGGCATCTAGTAACTCCTTGTTCTCATAAATATTACCAATAACTTCAAAATGATAATAAGCGAGAAATAGTGGATGCCATTCTGAAACCCTTTCATTTAGTTCATCTACAAATCTGTAAATAAAACTTGCGTAAGAACCGTGCCATTTGATAACTGCTTTTCTGCCTTTATAATCGACAATATCTCCCTCGAAAATCTCGATACCATTTAGATCTCTGAGACCTGTTGATTGCATGAATTCGATTTCGTCAGGATAAGCTGTAATATGATCATTCATGACTGCGTCATTTAGTTCAAGTTCTTCAATGTGACTGGCTTGGAACCACATGTTTTTTATCGACATCATTCTACCAAGTTCATTATGCCATACTCTATATTTTGGAATCATCTGGCAAATCCTCCTCTTTGACGAATACTCCGTCAATCATTTTCCCTTTTCGGTCTTTGATAACGTTGTATGCTTCGTCTAAACAATTCTCAGCAGTAGTTCCATTTAAAAACGAAACAGTGCTAACTACGCTATCGAGAAACATCAAATCAGACTTAATAAGAGGTGTCTGAGTTTCGTTGTGACAAATGTGAGCATAAAGCTTTTGCGCGATATTGCCCAGGCTTGAAACCATCAGCAACAATTCAAGTTCCTGTTGGTTAGCGGAGATCTGAGCTCCATTCTTTATTTGCTGCTCAAGCCCAATCATTACTACCTGGATATCACCAAGCGAGTCATAGATTAGTTCATATTTGTCCTTTGCGATACCTTCAAATAATTCTCCTGATTCTTCCATCAGCTTCAAGAATTGCTTAATTGGATTTGCTTCATGTAGATTTCTATCTACAAACCATTGTTGTACTTTTTTCTCTAATTCTGTTTTGTTCATGATTTTACCTCTTATTTCAATTCCTTTGCTATTGCAGCAATAACGTTTACAGTAACGCTATTGCCTGCTTGTTTGTATAGCTGACTATTGCTATTAACTTTTTGCGCCTTATCAAAAGCCCAATCTGGAAAACCTTGCAATCTCCAACACTCCCGAGGTGTCAGCTTCCTAATTCTAAAATCAGGCTCTACTACCCCTTGACTCTCTCCAGTCAAGAGAGTATTTGCTATCTGCTTACCAACTCTGCCTCGCCTTGTTTTAGAGTTTGGATGAGATAGATTTACACTATCTCCAATTTCTGCTTCAGCATATCCTTGAGAGGTTGCTTCTGTTATTTTCAAAATATTATTTTCGTGATAGCTATTGCTAGTCAAGGTTGGAGCAATGTCATGTTCTCCGCCTTGATTATAACCATGACCACGTTGAATAATTTTAGGCTCAAGTCCTCCACCTTGATAGGCTCTGATAGTTGGTGCGATGCCGTCTGTTTCGTAAACCACACCACATTGATTAAAATTGGGTTGCAATATCCCAAACTGTTTTATAGTATTACTTTTTATTGCTATCTTTTTTCCCTCTCCCTTATTCGTTGTGAGCGTAGGAGCTAAACCATCAGCTTGATAGACTTCCCCATTTATACCATTCCCAGATGGGTTTACATTGCCGATTTTCACGACTGATTGACTACTAATTGACTGACTTTCTCGTCCGAGAGGAAAAACGTTTCTGGTACGTTGTCCTCTAAAATGTCCGATAATGAACACACGTTCCCGATTTTGTGGCACTCCAAAATTTTTGCTGTTAAGCACTTGCCATTCCACATCATACCCCAGTCCGTCCAAGGTTCGGATGATGGTTTCAAATGTAGCCCCCCGTCATGGTTGAGCAGCCCTCTGACGTTTTCAAGGAATAAATATTTAGGTCTGAGAATAGATGCGAACCTAGCAATTTCAAAGAACAAAATTCCTCGTGTATCTTCAAAACCTCGTCTGTGTCCCGCAATGCTGAAAGCTTGGCACGGAAATCCTCCACAGATGACGTCCACACTTCCGAATCCTCGAATAGACTCGTCTGATACTGCTGTGATGTCATGTAACTCTATTTCTCCCTCTGTATTATGTATCGCTTTATAACTGGCTCTAGCGTATTTGTCTATTTCACAAAAGCCTATACATTCGTGACCGGCGGACTCCATTCCAAGACGAAATCCACCGATACCGGCGAACAAATCTAGAAATTTCAAATCTCCACCTCATCTCCAATTTCTGTATTGTTGTACTTCTGCTCACTCACCACAAACACGTTACCGTTTACCGTAATAGTGAAAAGACTTCCAATTTTTCGTTTTTCCGTAACCTTGCCAGTAATCTGATATTTGCTATCAGCGTGATAGACTAGCAAGGGCTTCTGTTGCATGAATAACAAGCAAGTCGTAAGTAAGGCATAGCCAATTAAGAATCGTTTCAATATTTTCTCTCCTCTGCTTCGTAATGTAACCATACAAGACTTTCATATAAAGTCCTTGCTTTTATTTTAATGTTATTCAATTCATGCGCACTCAAGGATTCGGATTGAGTTAATACCTTTACTTGTATTTCTGTGATTGCTAAACCAATTTCTTTTGATTTTTCCATTACTCAACCTCCTCAAGTTCAATTCCTGGGCAATCGAGCACCCAAGCAAAATCGGAATATTCTAGTTCCTTTCGTGTAAATGTTTTATTTTTTTTACTATTGTTAAAAAAATGAAATCCAACTTCTGTTTCATTTAGATAATCATCTGTATTTTTTACCTTAACTTTGTATTTTGGTTCTTTCTCAGCATCGTAGCCAGTCAACCAGGCTTTTGCAAAAAGTTCTTGGTTTTTTCTGTCATTAAGCCATTTCTTCACTACTTCACTATTCTTAGCATAGAGATGAATAGTGGTACTATCTAGTGCATCAATCAAACAAAAATTTCTTAAAAGTTGGCAGTCAAAAACCCAGTCATACATAAATTCAGGGAGAAGCACTTTATTCAATTCTTGTCGAATCTTATCAGCATCTTTTAATTGATTACCAACCCCTGCTCCCTCAAGTTTACCTTGTTCGTATCCTTGTCTATACTTTGTTAAGCCAAAATCAAGACTGAACCAATTTAAGATAGTGTCTAACCAGTCTGTTTTTGAATTTTCATCTAACCTATTGATTCGTCTGATTATATCTTTCAGTTTGATTTCATCTTTCTTGACAACTTGTTTTTTTTCTATAACGCATTCGATTGGCACTTCTACTCTTTCGCCAGTTTCAAGAGCGATAATAAAGTTTGTTTGACCTGTTGTTTCGTAAGAACAGCCATCTATAAAACCTAACAATATAACTTCATCTCCTAGTTTCATCCTTCCACCTCCTCAACTGTGAATTTAATTCGATGACTTCCGATGTTGAAGAAGTTATCAACAGCTATTTTCTTTTCACTTGATACAATTTTCATTGCAGCTTCCATCACTTTTTGACCAAATAAAAATTGATTTTCAAAAAATCGTTTTTCAAGTTCATCTAATTTTTGATAAGGCGATATGTACTTTTGTTCAACAGCCATTTCTTCTTCAAATTTTTTCTTTTCTTCTTCCGGAGACAACGAATGATTATAGATTTCTGGAAAGTTAAGTTCTTTCAACTTCTCAAGACCTCTCATCATCTCCGCATAGGCATTTCTTTCTTTTGAGTGCTTTTGGTAATTCGAAACGCCTGGTTGCTGTTTAGCTAAGAATTTAATCTCAGCATTTGAAAGTTGATACTTAATACACATCTGAGCGTCTATCCAGAAAGTGTCAGCATCTCCTCTATGCCAATTAAAATCATTTCTTTCTAAATCTAATAGCAAGTCAACTACTTCTTGACCACGTTGGCTTTCTAGCAATTCATTTTCAACAGGCTTCGTTGCCATAACCTCAGCAATCCATTCTAGCCAAACAGAATCTTTCATCCTTCCACCTCCCACTTTTCAAGCTGTTCGATTTCACGTTCAACTAGTTCTTTACGTTTTTGTAATTCTTCTAGTTTTTGAACATCTAATGCTTTCTTGATAATTTCAAGTCGTTCAATGTCCATCCGAAAATTTTCTAGGGAATCAACTTTTCGAGCGTACTCTCTGAAATTATTCGCCCAATTCCATTCTTCCCAACCAAAACTATTATTTAACTCTCGTGTTAAATCGTTATATTTATTTCTTAAATCAATATTAACTTGACGTTGATAGAGCAATACAAATACTGCCATTACTAAAACCGACACACAAGCTAAGAACATTAACCAATACATCAACTCTTCCATTTATTCCACCTCCTCAATCTCAATTCCTGGGCAATCAAACACCCAGCTAAAGCCAGCTTTTTCTAGTTCTTTGCGGGTGTGTCTAATTCGTCTATCGCTAGAATGTCCTTTTTCTCCGAAATACCATGCTTGAATATTTTTGCCATATTTAAGAAATCTTGTTCCGTTTGATACCCCTTTGAGTTTGATTATATACCGCTTCTCTTTCTCGACCTCGTAGCCGTCAAGTATAGCTTTTATTAATCTTTTTCTGTTTTCAAGCTCCCTAAATCCTTCACTCAAGTCTTTTAATTCTATGCCATCGTTATCTTTTAAATAATAACCCCAGCCAGTTCTTGAAACACGATATAAAGCTGTTGTAACATCACTTCCACAATTAAAATCAAACGTTTTAAGGAATTTTGCTTCTTCCTCAGATACTTTGACTTTTTTAGGGTTCGTTTGGTTTTTGTCTTTGGTTAAGGCTTCGTATTCTTTGATAAATATTTCTATGTGTGTCCATGTATCACAATATCCGTATCGGCTCATTTGCTTTTCAAGTTCTTTCACTAATTCATTACGATTCATTCTTCCAACTCCTTCAATTTCTTCTTATACACTTTTATCTTTTTCCTCCAAAAATCTCGTTCAGCAGCTCTCATGTGCACTGCTGATTTCTGACTTGGTTTCTTCAGTTCTTCGATCCTTTCTTCTGCCACTTCGATTGAATGTTTCAAAGCTTCAATCGTGGCTTGTTTGTTATATTTCATGTTTTAACCTGATTACTAAAAATCCAGCTCTTGCACCTCATGGCTCAAAGACACAAGAGCTAGCAAATTCTTTATACGTCATTCGTCCAAGTCTGACGCATATTCTAGCTCGCTTTTAACGTGGTTCGCGGCACGTTGATTTTACTGCTAAGTAATAGCAATCTTTTGCGCCATAATCAAATCTGACGCTATCTTTTTTGATGTACTTTGTGAAGTGTGGTCTAGTTATTCCAGAGTACGCCCATTGATGATCTTTCATGTCTTCAATTAGGTCATCAACATTGTTGTATTGTCCTAAAAATAACCTGCAATGCCCGTTATAGATAAAGTAGAGTTTTAACAATAAGGTGTACCGCCTTTCTAAAAGTAATCTTTCCTTTTGTTTTTTAAGTCATTGAATATCATCAAATGATCATTGTCCACACCCTTCATCAACCGACTCATGAATGGCCGACCATATCGCTTTTGGATTTCCTGTGCAGTTAGGTTTGTAGTGATAATCGTGTTGGCCCTTTTATTGAGGATGTTGTAAAGAATACCGAAAGACCATTCACTATCCTTTTCCATCCCAAGATCATCTAATGCCAGAAATTTAGCACTAGCAATCTTATTTACCAGGAACTCTTCCTGACTAAAATCAGCTTTAATCTTCATCAGTAAGTCAGTAACATTGATAAAGATAGCAATTTCTTTTGTGATTGCTGACAATTCTTTCATAATCGCAAATGCCAGATGGCTCTTACCTGTTCCAGCTTCACCTTGAAAAATAACATTATTTCTGGCACCGTCCGCCCACTCTTTACAGATTTTTTTGGCAAATTCTAACTTTTCAGCTTCTTTTTCTGTTGGTGTGTCAAAATTCTCAAGAGTAGCATTCTTCAGTACATCATCATATAAAGAGAATTTTTCAAGATAGAACTTTCGTTCTATCTCATGCTCTGCTTCAGCAAGCTCATTGACTCTTAATTGATTCTCTGCATGAATCCGTTCCGATTCGCATAAACGGCAGAGAACATCATTTGTACGAAGAATTTTAATCAATGGAATTTTGTGTTTGTCGCAAACTTCATTTTGTTCTTCAGTATTCCTGTGATAAGAGAGAGCCGTTTCTTCTAAAGCATTCGTTACCATGACATCTTACCTCCGCAAGCTTTCCAACTTGCCATGTCTGACAAGCAAGCTATCACAGTTTCTTTTGATTGCTTTTTCAAAAGTGATTTTTTTTGTTCACTGATTGGATAGAAATTTTCTTCAAATTGTTGGATCAATTCTAGAACCCCCATTCGTCCGTCACCTCTTCCTTAGTTTTCTTATCTTTACGCTGCTTCTCAGTTTGTCTAACTTGTTCAACTGTCGTAACTTGGTTCTGCTGCCAATTTCTCAGAATCCCACCTATGTATTTAACGTTTGGTTTTCCTAGATTAACAGCTGTCCTCAATGCTTCTTTAACTAGTTCGGAGTCATTTTCATTTATTAGATGATTGATCTCCTCAATCTCAAATCCAGATAGTAGTCTACGAAATTCAGATTGAAAAAGTTCTAAGATATTTTCACTACTACTAGTAGTAGTTATATTCTTATCTTTATCTTTTCTTATCTTATTCTCTTCTTCTTCTTCTGTTGCGTTACTTTCCGTTACTGTAACGTTACATGTAACGTTACCACCAAGAGCAAGATTTTTTTGTTTTTCACGATATCTTGCAACTCTGTTCCTTGTTTGTGTTTTGATTTTTTCCATACCATCAATGTTCTGATGTTTTTCCCAGTTTGGCAAAGCGATGACACCATCAATGATTTCAACCATTCCAAATTGTTCAAAAATATCAAGAGCCATTCTTACAGTATTCAATGGTCTCCTGAAAATAGTAGCAAGCATTTCATCTGTATAGTGAACTTTTTCTGACATCATCAGTAGTCCATTTCGATTGTGTTTCCCAGCAAGCGCTAAGATTTTAAACCAAATAACCAAAATAGCATCATGATCAGGAAGCGCATCGATGAGACATATCTTCTCATCGTCAAAAATATCTGTCGTAATCTTAATCCATTTAATCTCAGACATAACTAGCTCCTCTCTAATCTTGTTTTGCTTTCCACTTTCTACGATTCGCTCGATATTCCTTCTTCATTTCTTCGAAAATAAAACGGCTATCCACTTCCATTTTTTTGAGTTTCAATATGCAGTAGTTTTTATCCAGCTCACGGTAATTTTTGGCTAGCTTTTGGTAGTCAATAAGGTGTTCCTTGATTAGAGTTAAATTTTCAAGGTTGTAGTTATAAAATGTTGCATCGTGCTTTGATGGTGGTCGTTTTTTATCATTGAGAAGCTCGTTGTAAATTTGGATTGTATTTTCAACCCATATGAGTGATTGATTGTAATCTGTTGACATTGGTTTTGTTCCTTATTTTTGTTTCTTTGATAGTCCCACTGGTGGTTGAGTATCGTATGTAAATTGTTTATCTGAGTTTCTCAGATTCATCCGAGCGATGTCGCTTGCGATTAGTTGTCTGTTTTTCTTTTTAGATTCTGCTCGATCATCTAGCTCATTTACTAGTGACCAGAGCAAAAAAAGCATTGTTGTTCCGAAATAGATATATTCAATCATTTTGTGTTTTCCTTTTCTTCATAGATTGCTACGATTTTTTCAAGATCTGCGATACGTTGATTTGCTTGCTGATATTTTTCTTGAAGGTCTATCAATTCCCTGTTCAAATCTAATGCGACTGGCTTCCAGTCGCCGTTGACTTCGATGGCGGTTTTAAAAAACCATTTTTTGATTTTGTCTAGTAATTTCATCCAACTGACCTCATTTTCTTGCTTGTTTCCATTTCTTTTTTCCATTCTCGACTGCCTCTGTATTGTAGGTAGGCATCAAAGCCTTTAATTGTGACAAGTTGGCCATCGTTTCTGAGATGTTTCTGTTGGCTAGGTAGTTTTTTCATTTCACGTCTCATGTCTCCAGCTTGTCGCTTCGAGCATCCAAAGATGTGCTCTAGTTCTTCATCGTTAGCAGAAACCTTTTCGATGATCACGTCTTTTATTCTCACAACTTCAATTGCTTCCATTCTTGCTCCTTTCGTGTTATAATTCAGTTAGTTATTTTGGTAAGCGCCTGACTCCTCGTCAGGTGCTTTTTTGTTTAGGAATTTTACTTTCCATCGCCCTAAGTTCTATCTCATGGCTAACTTGTTTTAATAGCTTCTCACACGCTATTTTAGCTTCTCTATATGTTATATTCTCTCTGATAAAATAATCAGCTAGTTCTATAATCTTATCTTCCATTCAACCTCCTATATCGGTCTCAAGGCCGATGCGATTCCTCCATGGTTTGATATAATAACTTTTGACTAGGACCTCTCACTGTTTTAGTCAAAATCTAAACAGAAAGAAATCATAAGCATGGACCCTGACCAATTCAAAGAATTCCTTCCCCTTTTCACAGGATTTTTAGGAGGAGCTACTTCAGCTGGTGTATTCGCCGGACCTATTCAAACATTGCAAGATTGGTGGTACATCAATTACGGCCACGATGTTTCTAATCAAGCAGCATTATTGCGTGCAAAAAACGAAATTGATGTTGAGAACCTCAGAAATAGCACACTTCAACAAGTGGCAACTATCCCACCAGATAATGTCCAAGAACCACCTCTAAAAATATTGGGACCTGCTTTGGAAGCATCTAAGTATTACATTGAAGAAGAAGAGCTACGCTCTATGTTCGCAAAAATACTAGCAAGTTCATTTGACAATCGAAAGAACTCGATTATACACCCGTCTTTCGTTGAGATTATCAAGCAACTAGATGTTACAGATGCACGTATTCTCCAGAACTTGAAAGTACATAATTACACAACAGGATCTCCAATTCCTTGCATGAAAGCTGTAATAAATTCCGACAATGGTTCTAAAACAATATTCCCAATCATCTACTTTATAGATGGATCTGAAGGGGTTGATGAACTCGCTCCTTCCTTAACGAACTTAGAACGACTAGGTTTGTTAAGGATTGAAGATGATAGATATTCTGCAAATGATTCAAGGTATGATTTCATAAGAAATAACCCCGTTATTCAACATGTTCTTCAAAGTTATCCAGAAATAAATATTGAAAAAATGTGTTTTTCTATCACTCCTCTGGGGAAGAATTTTTTGGAAGTTTGCTTATGATATCTTCAGCAAATTTCTTAACACTTGATGTTTCGAAATCCATATATTTTTTGTATAGTTCATTTACTTTATAAATGTGGTAATGCATCATAATATATGTCACAATTAAAGATGTCAGAACTGATATAATGAATGTTTCCATTGCTACTCCTTACAATTTGGTTGCTAGTAAATTCTCAAGATAACTAGTGTTTATTAAGCAGGGTCTGCTTTTAAAAAGGTGGACTCTTTTTTCCAACTGAACGGATATCGTCTTGGTTTCATTTTTTATCTCCTACTTTCCAAACTTTTACACAACCAAGCTCATCTGTCCGTTGCGTGCCTTGATTTCTAGCTTGGTATTGGCGGATGGTTCCCAGCTGTTCCAGTAGTCAAATGCTTGTTCTTCGTCCTTTCGCTTCAATAAGTCATAGCGAGGAATTCGGAAATAATCTTTGAAATCTTTAGCAGCCTGAGAAAATACAGATTGGGCGAAATGCCGATCACGATAAGCTTGACTATCTTTTCCACCAAGTAGTGATACAACTTTCTGCTTACGAAGCTTTTCCAATGCCAAGCAAATGGATGGATTCACCGGTTGTTCATTCTTCAGATAGTCAACATCAGCTGATAAGATAGACTGTCCTTCTTTCAGCTTTTTCAGTTCTTGTAGCGCATGGATCATAGCATCCTCTACTACTAATTCAGTAGGTTGAATTGTCACTTCATTCATTATTTAAATTCTCCTTCTAAAACGTTACTTTCTTTGCGGATATCGTTCAGGTCGTTGAAAAAACGAAGACCACGACTGATAAAACTGTCAAATTCGTTTCTGATGATTCCGTCTGCCTTTAGGACTTTTTCTTCATCTGCATAGATCAGGCCTCCCATGCTTGCCAAAAAATCATTCCCTTTTTGAAGTAAGCTTGTGATGTTCTTGTAAGCTGAGATTTGCTTTTGCATGTTATTAAGTTGCCCTTGCGATTCTTCAATCGCTCGTGTCAATTCGTCGTACTGAGCAGATTTCTTATCTACCTCTTCACGCTGGGCCAGTGTGTCATTTAGTTGCTTTTCGATAAATTCTGAGCGCTCTTCCATTGCCTCCACGGTTTTAGAGAGTTCCTTATTCTTTTCTAGCAACTGCTTATTCAAGGCTTGTGTGGCAGTGTAATCGTCCGGAATAACTTTCTTGATAGTTTCTTTAATCTCGACCTTGGACAGTTTGATTCTTTCGTTCTCATCTCGCAAAAGCTGATTTGCCTGTTGACTGAGTTGAAGTTTCTTTTTAACCGCCTGCAACTCTCGCACCGTCGGAGTGTCCCCTTCTTCAATACGTTGGATTTGCTCCTGTTTTTCTTCTTCTGGAAGAGTTGCGATGAGGTAAAGTGCTGATGAGCCTAAATCTGACAACGTTGTCACATTTGGAAGTTGTTTAGCGACTGTCATCATTCGGTTAGCTTCCCGATAATGAATGCCAATCTTGTCAAGCCATTCTCCAAATTCCCCATGTACAAGATTATGTTCTTTCACATGGTTCAATCGTCTGCCAATTTCCCAAATCGACTGACCAGCTATTTGTTTGTGGTGGCTGATTTCAAGTTCTATCTGAGATAGATTATTTGATAAAGTAATTTCGTTCATTTCCTACTCTCCTAAATCAACCCAGCTTTCGTTAATGCCCAGGACATCACACACTCGGTTTTTAAGTCTGTCACTGCCCTTACCGTATTTCAGTAATTCTGAAATAGTAGAATTCTTCACTCCGCAAGCACGGGCAAGGTGTGTTTGTGTCATTCCTTCTGAATTCAATTTGTCTTTAACGATCTGAATCCATTTTTGATGTTGTTGGCTCATATATTTTCCTTTCTAAATTTAATATAATTAAAATAAAAATTTGAGGTTATGTATGCTTAGCGATATTATTAATATTATTTCAATCATTGCTTCTACATCAGTCAGTATTATAGCGATTTACTATTCACACAAAGCTGTCAAAACAGCCAGTGAAGCCAATAAACTTACAGCAAAGATAACTGAAGAAGCAAATCGTCCTGTTATTGTTGCTTATTTAGATACTATAGAAATCAATGATTTCCATAAGTATCTCGTTATCAAAAACTTTGGGAACACTTCTGCAACTATCCTAGATTTGAAATTTTCAAAAGATGTTGACACACTAGGTTTTAATATGTCCTCCCTAATCGGTTATACCATGGCTCCCTCACAAAAATTTATGCACATACTAGACAATGACTTTAAAGAGACCATTGCTGTTAACATTATTTATAAGAACCAAACAGGCAAAACATATGAGGAAGAATACCTAGTAAAAACAGATGCAACATCAAAAGTCTTATGGATTGGTAGTAGTGATACTCATAAAACAAGAAAACTTTTAAAAAACACGGCTGAGGCTATTATCAAAAGCCTTAAATAATTATTCTGGCAACTGTGAGTAGTTCGCAATCGTCTCAATAGTTTCAGTAAGAACCGCCTTAGCAAGCCCACTGTTTAAATCATGACTACGAAGAACTTGCAAAAGTTCTTTTTTTATTTTTGCCACGTCCTCTTCAGTTAGATATTCTAAAGACCTCATCTCCAACCTCCTTTTTTAAAATATTATCTAAAAAGTTAGCGAATTTCTTGACAATGATAAATAAATTTATTAAAATCAAAGCATAGAGAAAAGACTTACTAAATAGCAAGTTATACCTAGAGAAAACGGACGCCAATCAGTTTTTAGGTTTTTATTTTTAGTTCGTCTATTCGCTAACTCTTTAGCTTACAAATAGTATTGTAATAAATTTATTAAACTTTGTCAACAGTTTTGTAGTAAATTTATTAAATATTTTTTGTCATGCCTTAGAAAGGTTGATAAATCAATGTTTTTCACATTTGAAAAAATAAAAGAATTGGCTGACAAACAAGGTATTTCTCTAAATATACTAGAAGAAAAACTAGGTTTTAGCAGAAATACAATTTATAATATGAAAAAGTCTACGCCAAATATTGAACGAGTTTCAAAGATTGCTGACTATTTCAACGTGTCCACCGACTACCTATTGGGGCGCACAGAAAATCCTAACATTGCGAAAGATGGTGATGCTTCTGCACCATTAGACCTCAGAGACATTGCTGCGCAATCTATGTTATTCGATGGTAAGCCACTTACTGAAGAAGATATAGATTTTATTACAGCGGTCTTGGAGGCACACTTAAAAAATAAATAGAGGTGCATTTATGACTGTAAGAGAGCTTTGCGCCCAGGAGGGTGTGAGCCTGTGCTACTTTGATGGAACAGACTGGCATAGTCCAGGTTTCTTCAATCCAACATTGAAACTTCTTGCTATTGATATCAATCTATCAGAGCAAGACCAAAAACAAGTGGCCCTACACGAACTTGGTCACATAGGACACACTGAGAATGAATACCAAAACGCACTTATAAGATGCGAAAATGAAGCTAACAGGAATATGATTCATCATCTGTTGGTTGATACATTAGAAGAATTAGATGATCCGTCGGATTTTAATTATCTTGACTTCATGAAATTTTATAATTTAAAAACCACTACTGATGAAGTAATGGTCATGGAAGAATATCAAGCGTTATTAAATTAAAGGAGTAAAAATAATGAAAAAGGTAATGTTATTAGCGACAACCTTATTAGCAGCAACATTTTTAGTTGCTTGTAATGAATCTTCTACAAAAACGAACGAAGTCTCAAAAGTATCATCTAACCGTGAGCTTAAGAAATCAGAAGGAAAAGCTAAGATACAACCAGCTAAAGATTTTAAGAATACACCTATCGGAGATTACAGGATAGTTGACAACGACTTTTACGGAGCATGGCCTGATGATACTAAATTAGTAATCGATGATAGCGTTGTTCAAGTTGTTGACCCAAGTAGCGTATTTAAAAAATACTTAATACACTTAAATGGAGATAAAGATAAACCAGCTATTTTAAAACTCTATGTCGATGACAAGGAAGAATTCGATGTAACTAAAGTATCTAAATTTTATGTGAGAGCAAATGGAACTCACTCATTTAAAGGAAAAGAAATACCACTTTTTCTAGTCGATGGATTTGAATATTAAAAAATCCCCACACTCGCCTGCAAGCTAGAATGTGAGGATGTACTGTATAGGAAATAACCATTCAAAAGGTCATTTTCTTATACCCATTTTACCAAGAAATGAGGGAAAAATCAATGTGGATGGAAGAACTTCCAAATGGAAAGTATAAATTTTTTGAGCGTTATAAGGATCCGTATACTGAGAAATTAAAAAAGGTATCAGTCACGCTGGAAAAGAAAACTTCCCAGGCGCGAAATCAAGCAGCGTTACTCTTGCAAGAAAAGATACAAAAAAAACTAAACACTAAAAATGAAAAAAATATAACTTTTGGGGAAATTTACAACCTTTTCTATCAGCAATGGAAAAAGACGGTTAAAGAATCAACAAAGCACTCTTACTCATTTATCGACAATGTTATAAAAGAAGAAATAAATGATGATATTCTTTTAGTAAATATTGATAGACGTTTCATTCAAAAAAAGCTTGATAAAATCCTTGAAGCTAAATCCTATCACACTGCAAATAGAGTCCGAATCAGATTAAAGACCATCTTTGAGTATGCTCTAAAATATTCTTATATCGATAAGAATGAAGTGAGTTTCACAAGTATTTCAAAGCCGTTGGAAACTGTGGAAGATATTGAGCAAAAGCGCAAAAAATTCCTCACAATGGACGAGATTAAACAACTTGTAGATTCATTGAACAGTAAAAAATTTAATCAGAAATACGCTGACATGGTTCTTGTTCTAGCTCTTACTGGAATGCGTTATGGCGAACTTGCAGGTCTTCAATTAAAGAATATCGATTTCCAAAATAAAAAAATTGAAATCGCTGGAAATTTTGATTCAATTCATAAGATAAAAACAATCCCGAAGACAAGAAAATCGATCCGAACAATCCAGGTCTCTGAAGCAGCACTTGAAGCCATTAAAAGGCAAATAGTACGTCTTACTGAACGCTTCCAACCATTAACGAGAGATGATTATATTTTTTGTTTTGAAAGCTGGAATAGTCCAATAACATTATCGTCTTTCATTCAAATTATTAAAAAATACGGATCAATGGCAGGAATAGATAAAAATCTATCTAGCCATGTGTTCCGACATTCTCACATTTCGTTTTTAGCAGAAGCTGGTCTTCCTATTAAGTCAATTATGGATCGTGTAGGACACGCAAATGCTAAAATGACACTAGAAATTTATTCTCATACAACTCAAGATATGGAAGATAAACTTGTTAAAAAGCTAGATAGTATTTTTTAATTCTGCCCCTTGCCTGCCCCTTTTTTATTTTTAGATATAACAAAAACCCTTGAAATGATTGATATTTCAAGGGTTTGTTTTCATTTCATTAGAATCCATCTACGTTTGTGTAGATTTTTTGCACGTCTTCGTCATCTTCAAGAACACTGTACAATTTTTCAAATGTTTCTAAATCTTCACCTGTTAATTCCACTTCTGATTGAGGAATCATTTCAAGTTCTGTCACTTGGAATTCACTGATATCTGAGTCGCGAAGAACGCGCAAAGCTTTATGAAGGTCTGTTGGGGCAGTATAAACAGTAATTGTCCCATCTTCTGCTTCTACATCATCAACATCAACGTCTGCTTCAAGTAATTGCTCAAAGACTGCATCAGCATCGTCACCTGCAAATACGATGACACCCTTGTTATCAAAGAGGTAAGATACAGAACCTGAAGCCCCCATATTCCCTCCATTTTTACCAAAGGCTGCACGAACATTCGCAGCTGTACGGTTGACGTTTGAAGTCAAGGTATCAACAATCAGCATCGAACCATTTGGTCCAAAACCTTCGT